CTTCGTACTCTTCTGCTTTTTCTTTTAAGTCTTCGATGCCGCGTATTTCAATGTTATCTAATAAGAACGGCATGCCTTTTTCATTGATGAAGTTAGCAAAGTTCTCACTTGCGCTCATCATTGACGTAATTGTTTTTAGCGCCATCTCTTTTTGCATTGCAAAGTTAACACCGGTTTCGACTTTAACCATCATATCTTTAGCATCGTAATTGAAATACAAGTGACCTGGTTTATTAATAATTTCGTATGACCGTTTGCCGCTTGGAGCCAAAATTGGTAATGAACGAGGCGTTCTAAAAAACTTAGGCAACAAGTCAACGTAAATTTGGGCTACTCTGTTTAAGCCTTTTGTGTAGCCAACAACGTAGGGAACTGATGCAGTGTTAGACATCATTGCGCCGTTTGCTATTGCTGTGCCTGACATGTTCCCGCCATTAATTCCTAGCGCTGAGTCATAAGTTCCTAGAATTGTTTGCGTCATTTCATCGGACAATTTAAAAGTATTTGTGACTTCGGGCGGTATCGGTGTGCGCTGAACTTCACGCGGCGGCGGCAATGTTACCTCTGGCGTTTTTCTATCTAAGAAGTGATGATAAACAAGCGTATCTGCTTTTTGTACGTTTTGATAAGCTTCTTTGTAGTCTTCCGGGATTGATTCTAGTGCAACCATAAACTTATGCTGCACTAAGTTTTCAAGTTCATTAGCCAGTGTTTGTCCTGCAAAGTTCTTAAGCCGCTGAATACCTTTTGCGTGATAAACGTAGGGGCGCGTTACTTGTTGCTGCGTATCACCTTCGGACATAAAAACAGAATTACCGTCAACAAAAACGAGAGGCAATTTAGAATAATTCGTAGGCGTGTAATCAAGCATGCCGCTCTCGCAGAATCTATATCTTACGATTGTTTCTTTTGAGCTACTTCTTTCATCAATAATCATGGGCGGCTGTTCAAGTACTCCGTCTTCTTCCCACCGCTCGATTGCTCTTAGATACTCGTCTTTACATACTGTATATCCATTAGTCAGCTTAACAATCTTTTGGGTTTTATATTGCTTCTCGTAGTAGTCGCAAACTAAAATAATATCTTCTTTTTCGTTTTGATAAGACCAGCCAAAGCCGCCTAAGTCTTTCGAGTATTTCATCGAGTCAGCAAGTTTTTTACCGTACTCTTCTTCAAATTCATCACGTGTCTTAGGGTATATCTGAAAGCAAAACTTACCATCGCCTTTATGTGATTCTCGAGCCAACGGGTCAAACCCGGTTAATGTGGGGTCAAATACTCGATCAACGTAAATGTTTTGCTCGAAAGACATATCATTAACATAGTCAGTAAAGACTTCCATCACACTAAAACCGCCAGCCAGCAAATCTGAATATATATTGTATTGAAGTTTATCGTTCTCAGCGTCAAAAAATAACGCTCGTAAATGCGCTTCGACTACTTCAATTGTCCGATTAAATTCAGGTGTCATCATAGAAATAGGCAGGCCATCGGCGGCTCTAACTTTCATGCTCGGCTGTTGCTTAGAAAACTCACCCCTTAGCCGCGAAATATACGCTTCTAGAATATTAAACTCTAATGTGGGTTTGCCTAAATCGTCAAGCACACTTCTATCAGCTTCCGTTAATGTCTCAAAAAATACAAAGCGTGTGAACTCTTTATACCTATCGATATTGCTTTTAAAATAGCTATTCCACTGCTCAACGTTTTTCTTTAAATCTTCTAGTCTATCCTTGTGTTTCTGCGCAACTTCTCTCATCGTCTTGCTCCAATCCGTTTTGTCATTGCCGCGGCCATGCTCGCCATTACTCTGCTTGAGCTATCATCTTTATCATCTAGTTGATATATTGTTTTGTCTATAAGTGCTAGTTGTATTGCGTCCGCTGCGGTGTCACAATTTGATACAAGCACACCATTTGCATAATAAACACCATAATCTTTAACTGTAATATTATATACTGTCTCGTATTTTTCTTTTGTAGTCCGTGCAGCATTTTCTTGTGCAAAACTTTCTCTGCCTTGCCTGTGATGTTTTTTTAGGTGCTTCGAACTCTGTAGCGCATTCGATGCAGTTTGAAATGATAGTTCCGAGCGACTCGTTTCTAGATCTTCCATAGCATAACCGGCTACAATAAATGCTTCTGACTGAAGTTTGAACAGTGTATTTAATGCCGCACCTCTTGCAAACATGATCTTTGGGCTTGTTAATACTCGTTTTAGCGTTCTCACGATGCCAGTTAATCCCCGCTTCACTTGCATGCCAAGCTTTTGCAGCCTCAACAGCCTTGGATAGGTTTTTTTTGTTTTTCTCTGATTTTCCGTAAATTGATTTCTGTTCTTTATGCTGCGACATATGTTCGCTATGAGATATACATTCCAAGTTGCTAAAGTTGTTATTAAAGTGGTCGCCATCTTTATGATGAACAACAAAGCCTTTCGGTACTTTCTGTTTGCTATTAAATTCCCAAACAGCAACGTGCAACCCTTTTGCAGACTTCCTTCCTTCGTTTGTTGTTGACTGGCTAAGATAATACCGTCCCGACCCCATAAGACTGTATTTAACTTCGTTGAACACAATAACTTTCTGAATTTCCATTTTAATAGATCCGATAAAGATAAATAACTAAGTCTACCAGCATCTGTTAGCGTATCCAGTCGTTTAAATGCATTACCGAAAAATACAGGGTGAGCCTTGGTTCCAGTTAAGCCAAATCTTGAAATAACCGCTGCTGTTCTTGACGTAATACCAGATGAAGAAACAACCCCTAAACCAAGCGGAGTAATTACTTTATCTCCGATTTTAATATCTTGTATTGCCACGTCACCGTAAATAGTGGCTATTTTTGTTCCGTATACAAAGCAAATATCATCATGCTTATGCGTGTCGTTGCTCGTAATTTTAGACATATGCATAATGCATAAGTTTTTATGCTTTGCGTATGCTGAAAAAGAGATTTGTCTTGAAGCGATACATGACTGTATTCTTAAAAAACGGTCGGTTTTACTACCGCTTGCTCTCGAACGCTCAATATTTCGTATCTGTATACCTCTTATCTCATCTTGCAATATGCTAACAAGTGTAACACCCGTTGATTTTCTTTCGATAGCTGCAATTTTCGGTACGACTTTATGACGCATACACTCTTGCCAAAAGTCTAAAAATTCGCTTTGTAAATCTTTCGGTTCAATGCGGCATTCATGACAATCTAGCCAGTGCAAACCTAGTTCACCTGTTTTTCTACCAAAAGTTTCAATCTCATAGATACCCCAAAAACTAAAGACGGTCGCGTCATTATAGCTTTTTGATGTTTCAGCCGTATCAGCTGTGATAAATGTGCATAGAATATCTGGCTCTTCTTCAAGTATTTCAAACCATTCTTTCTTAAACAATCCGCCGCCAGCCGGCAATGGCTCTTGCTGGAACTGAGACGAGAAAACATAGGGTGATTTTTTTTCTAGCTCAGTAAGATATTCTTTCGTATGAACTTCGGGATAAAGCGCATTGCCCGCGCTATCAATGGCTTTTAGAACAATTGGCACCCACGGCTTTGTGTCTTTATCACTTAATAAATAAGCTGCTAAATCATCTTCATGTACACGCTGGCCTATGAAAATTATAGGTACATTTTTACCCCTTGGCCGCTGCCTAATTGTTTCCTCGTAATTCCTTATAACTCGCTCCCTCATTGAGTCGGAGTGAGCCTCGTCTGGCTTGTGCGCATCATCAATAATGACCGCGCCGGTGAACCTATCAAGCCCAGGTAACCCAGCATTACGACCAGTAATCGCACCGGATGAACCAAAAGCAGCCACATGACCGCCTTGCTTTGTTGCGAAGTGATCTTTCGCGCGTGAGTCTTTTGCTAGTGATACATCAAAGAGATAGTTGTACATGTCTGAGTTGATAATTTGCTTAATGAAAGCCGTGTTTGCTGCTGCTAACGTATGAGAAAAAGACACATAAATGAAGTTGGAATCTGGATATTTAGATAAGCTCCAAGCAATCCACATACAGACATGAAGCGTTTTACCTGAGCCGGGCTGTACGTTAATCAATAAATTAGAATCGGGATACTGCATCTTAGTAATTTTGGTTAGCTCTTTGCAGATAGTGACTTGATGCGATTCGCGAGAAAT